TGTAGAGCACACTAACTTTTTTGAAAACAGAGCCACCGAGTATGCACGCGCGAGCACTACCGGAAACTGGCAAGATATATTTAAATAGGAATTTCTATTATGGCAAATGAAAGTATTAAGTTGGATTTATCATTGCAAGAAATAAATGTTGTATTAGCGGCTCTGGGAGAGCTACCCGCTAAAACAAGTATTGCAGTGATAAATAAAATTCAACAGCAGGCGCAACCACAAGTTACGCCAGAACCAGTTAAAGAGGAAGGGGCTGAATAGCCCCTTTTTTATTCAGGTTTGGTAGGCCAAGTTATAGTATTTGGAAATCCAGATTGCTGAGGAACATCTCTTAATGCTTGCCTATATGTAGTCATTTCTGCTGACATAGTTACATCAGAAAGAGCAAAATGATCGGTATCTTTCAGAAGAGTGTCTCTTGTAGCACGTTCTGCAGCCTCTAAAGCAGCATTATCAGAAGCAGTCTTTGCATCTTTTTGAGCTTGTACAGTCACAGTATTTCCTTCTGGGTCAGTATACTCCGTAAACATATCTTGTATAACCCATTTTTCCTGCCAGACTCCATTCACTTGCTCTACACCATCTGCAACGACCATTTCAAATTCTCCAGGATTTGGCTTTGCAGTTTTTGCAACTGTTGTTACTCCTAGAGCCTCCATAGTGGCGGCAGTCCATGATTTCGGTAAAGACATATTTTTATTTTCTTGTTGTAACTGAACTTTTGTTTTTGGCGTTCCAGTGGCCACTTCAACAAATAACATATTTGTCTCCTTTTAAAACTTGGGCAGTGCCTCTGAAGAGGGGGTAAAGTTAGATGTATAGCGAGCTACACCATTTGTTATTCTTAAATCATCTATATAACCATTAAAATCCGAAGTCGAAGCAAGATTCCACGTTTCACCAACTCTTAAAATACCTTCAGTAGAAGTAATCGTATTTGTGCCCAAACTATGAGCGGAACCAGAAGCAGTTCCATTAATATACCATTGTCCAGTGCTTCCGCTTCTTACAAAAGCCATATGAATCCAAGTATTTGTGTAGTTTGAAAGAGCAGTTGCTGCGTATACATTACCGTCCCATATAAAAGTAGGTGCATTAGTAATTAGTGCCATAGCCCAAGTCGTTTCCCCAGAAGCTCTTCTAGTTTCCAGCCAATATTGAACACTACTAGTAGAGTTTATATAGGTCCAGAATTCAATAGTAAAATCTTGTTCAAAATCAAATACAGTATCATTTGATGGTGGTGGAATAATTTCTAAACTATCAGCAGTTCCATCGAATTCAATAGAGGCTGTTCCATACTTCTTAGTACTAGTATCAAGTTGGGCTTGGTTTCGGGTTTGTATATTAGAAACTCCGGCAAGATCATAGATGCCAGAGTCTTCAAAGTTCATTAGAATATTCGAATTGTTAATTGTGTCATATTGATGAATACCCCAACCATGCTCTGCGAAATAAAATTTTGTACCATCTGGTTTGAAAAATACTTGATAGAAACCAGAAGCATCCCCGCCAAAATAATAACTTACGCCACTATAAGTGGCTGTATCGAGTTCCCAAGCGGTTGTTAAAGTATATTCGTATAGTCTATCATTCGCTAGGCCTGTTATATACATTTTAAGACCGTCGGGTTTAAAAGTTACTCCATACGGAGCAGAATCTACACTACTTGGTATAGTTAAACTTTTATTAGAATAAGATGCTGTAGAAATATCATAGTCTGTGTTAAGATTATATTGATGAACTTGATCGTTGGAAGTTGTAATAAAATAGAATCTATCGCCATCAGGAGACATTGCAGCGCCAATAGCATAACTTCCTCTAGCAGTGTAACTTATACTTTTAGAACTATAACTTCCTGTAGTAACATCATATGCTGTACTAAGATTCCATTGATATATCTTACCATAAGTGATACTATTCGCCCAATTTACTGCATATACTTTCTTGCCGCTATCACCAAATGTAAATGATCTTGGGTAGGTCATAACGCTCGAGGAAAGATTCAACGAACCTCCAGACGACCATGAAGAAAGGTCCCAAGCGGTGTCAAGATTATATTTAAGTAACCTACCATTTGAACCACTTGTACCTAAAGTTGCTATTGTACCATCACTACTAAACTCTACTTGGTTAATCGTACCGTAAGTACTTGAGGCAAGATTTGGATCCAAATGGACCCCATCATTATATCCAGGGGTTTCAACAGACCACGCAGCCCCGACTGTATTTGGTATAGGCGAAGTAGGGGGGTCAAATTCGTCTTTATAAATTACACCTCGAATAAGTCTTGCATTAGTTACATAACCTGGAAAATCAGATCCACTTGTTGTATCCCAACCCCCTATTCTATATCTAGCAATAGTGCTATTATTGTAGCTACCGCTGTGTGTGCCTACCGATTTTCCATTAACATAAAGCGTTTTAGTAGTGTCATCCCAGACTACAGCAACATGATACCATGCGTAGAGAGGAAAAGTTGTAGAGCTTGTTATTACATCACTCGTATTATTTACGTAATGCTTAAAATACCCTGCTCCACTAGTACTACCTCCAAAAGCTAAATTAGGAGCAGAATTAGTAGTGCCTCCTTGCGTAGAGAAAAAAGCTCCGTAAGATGAAGTACCTAAAGTTGGGTAAACCCAAGCTTCCATCGTATAATTGCCTGAATTTAGTGTAAATCCTTCACTTGATTGAAGATAGTTATTATTACCAGTGCCATCATTGTCAAAAAATGCAGATCCACCCTTTGTTGTTATATCTAGTGAACTTGTTTCTTTAAAAGGGCTTAAAGAACTAATCATTATTCCTGTACCCACAATTGTAGCAGTAAAATCATTTGAACTATTATCTTTGTGGTGATTTGATTGACAAGTTAACAAAGCAGTATTTGTGATAGCTGTTAAAGCAGTTGTAGGTGGCGTAAAAGAAGAAGTATAAACAGCAGTTCCATTTACTATTCTAAAATTAGATATGTATCCGTATATTGGATAAGACCCGGATTGACTATTATCATTTCCTATACTTAATGTAGAAGCATTATTAAGATCTGAGCTATTAGTTCCTGTTGATGTTGCAACACCATTTCTGTACAATGTCATATTAGAGCCGCTTCTAACTACGGCAATATGATACCAAGTATTTGTATTTACAGTAACACTTGAAGGCTCTGAAAGAATTTCATACCCGCTGGCATGAAAACGAAGTCTACCAGTTCCACTTTCTGATTGAAGTAACATGCCCCCCGCATTTGTATATCCTTTTTCAAAAGGAGTTTGAACTCCTGTTAAGGCTGTATGATAAATCCAAAATTCTATTGTAAAATTTCCAGTACCTGGATTTAATGCGGTATTATGTGAAAATGAGCTATAACTAGCTGTCCCATTACAATAAGTAGACCAATTAGTAAGATAAGGGCTAAAACTTCCTTGTACTACTGTACCGTTCTCAGTGATTGTAAGAGGCGAAGAAGAGGAGTCCCCAAAAGTATTATTATGCTGCCCTGTAGTGCCATCACCGTCCAGTAATAAAACTACATTCGAGAAATACTCGTCCCCCGTATCAATAGTAGGTCCTGCGGCCCCCGAGGCCGCTTGTATAGATTTTAAAGATGATCTACTCATCCGAGAGCTTGTCCTGCCGTGAAGCCATACCAAGTTGTACCACCATCGTGCGTAGTAAATACAAACATATCTACCGCATTAGCAGTGGAGGTTAAAGTTGGGGGAGATGCAGAAGGCCAATCAACTGCAGAAGGCCAAGTAATAACATAACCTGAAGCACTTGCATCTTGTACAATTTTTAAAGTAAATGCAGACACTTTACCACTAGACACTGCGTTACTAAAAGTAAATGTAGTGTTTTCTGTCAAAGTATGACTAAAATTTGTGGCTGCTTGAAGATCAATAGTTGTTGCATTTGAGCTAGAAGTAACTGTGCTATATTCTTCTGATATACCGTTGTCAAATGTTACCACACCATTGGCATCCGCTGTGACAGCTTTTGATGCTTCCGAAGTACCTAGCGTAGTAATATCTAAGTAATTAAGCTCCGTTGCGGTCGCAGTTACTCCAGAAATAGAGCCTGCAGATGATACAGGTTGTACTCCAATAAAAGGCATTATGTTATCTCCATCACGCCCAGAGTAACATCAAGAGCAGATCCAGTGCCTGCTTGTACTCGTAAAACGTCCGTTGCTTCTAAAATGTATTTTTGTCCAGACATTACTTCAAGAGAAGTATTTCCAGGAATTGAAACATCTTCGATAATCTGAAAAGTTGCAGAAGATGCGGATGTATCTTGAAGTTGAACTTTTGCTGTTACAGCGCTCGCTGTTTTATTGCATATATTCAAGCCCAATATCACAGTCGTAGTTGAAGAAGGCACTGTGTAAACATCAGCATAAGAACTGTTGCTTATATCTGCTGAAAAAGCATTTTTAAAAGTATTTGCCATAATATTATCCTAAAGCGATTGCCAAAGCCGTTGCGTCATCTACAGTAGCATATCCTAGGCTTGTAAGATTTGATCCTGTACCCATATCAACAATATAATCTACTACATCTCCTGTTACAAGTGCAGGCGAAAACGTAATTGTAGATCCAGAAACAGTAAAAGAGTCGCCGGGCTCCTGGGTTACGCCGTTTAGGGAAACAATAAGAGCATTTTGATCAGAAGGGGTGTGAGCACTACTACTCGCAGTTAAAGAATAAGCTGCTTGACCATTCACAGTTGTAATTGCATCCATTTTTACAGGATTACTGCCAGACTGAGAAGAGCCTCCGATTTCTACTATGCTTTCTGTACCACCAACACTTTTTTTGATGTACATTTTACCATCATAAGTGTTAATTGCAACTTCACCAAGTGCTAAATCGGATGTGCTGGGAGCAGCGCCCGACGTAGCCGAGCGCTTTAATTTGATCGTTTGTGCCATATGGCTTCCTCTTTAAATTGCGTATATACGCGAGGGTTTTTTTATTTAATTAGAAAGAACCGCCTTCGAGCGTTGGAACCAAAGTTTCAAAGTTTGTAGCACTTAGAATATCCTCTGCAGTTCCTGAGCTATCGCTGAATTGCCACTTATCTGAAGTTTCATTCCAACGGAAGTATACATTTGTAGCTGTGCCTCTTTCGATTTCAAGCCCGGCATTTTCAGTAGGACTACCAGTTACATTATTATTAAGAACAATAATATTATCATCAACAGTAAGAGTTTCTGAATTAATTGTAGTCGTTGTACCACTTACAGTTAGATTACCGCCAATAGTTACATCACTTGAGAAAGCACCTGTTGTAGCGCCAGTCAAAGCACCGCTTGTAAACGATGCAGTGCCATCAGTAATTGTACCGCCTGTTACAGTACCGCTGAATGTGCCATTAACAGCACTTGTTATTGAACCGCTTGAAAGAGAAGCTGTACCATCAGTAATTGTACCGCCAGTAATCGTACCTGTAGCAGTTACATTTGTAAGACCTGCAAGACTTGCTGCAGTATCCCCAAGAGATACTGAAGTAGAGCCAAGAGTTACTGAAGAATTTGCAAGATTTGCATTTGGCAGAGCACCCGTTACATCAGTAGTAAGATCAATTTGACCTAATGTGATTGCTTGACCACTGATAGTTAAATAGTCATATGATCCAGTAAGAGTTACATCTGTAGAGTTGTCAGTGCCTGAAGCATCTACACCGATTGCTGTTCGAACATCCGCAGCGGACAAATAAGTAAGAGTACCTGCTGAATCGTCCCAGCCGATAAGAGCATCAGAACCATTATCTACTGCTGAAATTTCTTGTCCGCTAAGAGACAGAACATCTGTTACAGCAGCATTTAAAGTTACAGGAGTTGAAGTATCAGAAGAAGCAATTGTAACTTCATCATCACTTACAGTAATTGAGATTCCTGTACCCGCTGTAAAGCTGAGAGTGCCTCCCGTACTAAATGTATCTGAGTTTGTGCCGTCCGAGATAGTAAATGAAGTAGTTACAGTATCCCAAGAAAGCTGTCCAGAGCCATCTGTTTTTAGATACTGTCCTGCAGTACCATCAGCTTGAGGCCAGTTAAGACCATCAAGTACAAGATCTCCCGTACCGTTTGGAGTAAGAGTAAGATTTCCATTTGTATCAGTAGATGTAATTGCATTACCATCAAGAGTAATATTGTCTACATTCAATACATCGATTTTGCTGCTTGAATCAACGACAAGAGCACTGTCTGCAGTAAGAGTACCCGCAGTATGATCGAGCATATCGACATACAGCTTTCCACCGATTACGATGTTACCAGTAGTCCCATCAGGATGTCCGAGAAAAAGCTTATCGGAATTACTTGAGTATGCGGGTTCGCCTGCGGCTAGACTACTGCTCGGGGCAGCGCTAGTTGTACTGCGCTTAATTTGAATTACTTGAGCCATTTAAGAGTCTCCAGTAGCCTTTAAAAGGCTCCTCCGTCTAATCTACCTTCATCGGCAGTTGCAAGTAAAGGGTGCCAATCCAAGGTACCATTTAAAGTGCGATAGACATAAAAAATATCGTTTAGCGTGTCGTACCAAGTATCACCCTCTTCTACATTTGTAGTTGGGGCACTATTGCTACGAAAACTTTGATCTGCAAGCTCTTCTAAAGCGTCTTGCAGGTTTGTTGATGAAATTGTGTTGTAAGGTGTTACAGTTATTGAAGATGCACTACCGCCTCCAGAACTTATAGAAAGAGTAGGAATAGTTGCAGAAACTTCAACTACTCTTGTTGCCTCTTGAGATACATCAACGGAGGTAACATAAGGAGCTATTGAAATACTTATAGCCATTATCGCGTAACCTCTTGAGAGACAGTAGCTTGGCCTTCTAATATTCTAGTTACATAAGCATCACTTGCTGTATGTAACTCCAAATCATAATAATACACACCAGGGGAAATGTCTTTTGTAACACTATTTCCAAGAGCCATTTTTATAATACCTCCTGACGCATTTGTAACTGTACACGTAAAAGTAGCTGTTACATCGGTTGCTGATTTTGTTGAGCGCAGCTGTGCACGAGCAGAGTAGCCCGTTAAATCTTTAGCAGATCCATTTTCCTTTACAGTAAGCTGAATCGCATAATCGGATCCTTGGTCAATGAATAAGTTATAAGTACCTGCGCTCATTTAAATCTCTCCATGATGAAATTATAACAAAAGGGACATTTTATGTCAAGTTTTATTTTTTTGGTGGTTATAGCTTTCCTAGTTTAACTCTTAAAGCATTACCGTCATAGATATAAATTGCATTCGCACTTCCTGAAGTATCTAATATAATTGCATTTTGAACAACAGTGTGACTACTATCTGCATTGTCAAAAAGAACGCCAGATGTGCCAAGAGTAATCTTTCCTGCTTGTACAACTGTAGAGGAGAGACCTATAAAATCTAGATTTGCTTCATTTTGAGTCGCTAAATCTCCAAGACCTGTAATATAGCTACTAGTCGCGGAAATACTGTCCAGAGTGGCTAAATCTCCGAATGCAGTAGTCGCAGCTATTCCATTTGCTAAAGCCGTAAGATTACTGTAGCTATTTCCTGTGCCGCCGCTTGTAGTCGGTAGATTTCCTGATATATCATTTACTAAATCAACAGTGTCTTGACTTGCTAAGCTTCCTAAGTCCTGAGTAAGAACTAACCCTCCTGCAGAGCTTAACTGAGCAGCAGAAATTGATGAGCCTGTTACACCAGCAACAGAAGTAACGGGAGTAAAAGCTAGCTTATTGGCGATAATTGTATTTGTTCTAATTAACCCCCCATCAATAGTGGTAGTATTACTTGTACCTGTAGTTGCTCCATTATCATTAATCCATTCTATAGGATTAAATCCATCAATATTATTTGTACTTGAAAAAGTTACTAATCCAGTAAACCCAATTCCTTGTATTGCTCCAGAGCCTGCGGAAGGACTAGAATTTTTAGTAACACTTGGATACCCATTATTATATGTACCACTCTCTGTAGCCGTAAATGTAAAATACCAGTACTTATTCGTATTTCCGGCAACAAAAGTTGGAGTATTTGTACTCCAATTAGAATTACTACTGGATACAGATCCATTTGTAAAATTTGGAGTAAAAGTACTTAATGCAGGAATGGTCGGTGCAGAAGTAGAGCTACTTTGATAATAAATATATGCAAAAACGGATCGAGGGCCTGGGTCTCCTGCTGTTCCATCTGCTCCATCATCACCTACAAAAGGAACATAAGTTTGGCTAACCATTGCACTAGTAACAGAAGTTGGTTTTGTGCCTGTATACTCAAAAAATGTAATGTATTCTTGATTTGAATAAGTTAAAGAAAGCTGTCCAGTACTGGTAGGACTAGCTACAGAAGAGTATACTGGAATAACTCCCTGCGTTTCGCCATCGTCACCTACAAAAAGAACCCAAGTTCCAGTTACACTACTTACACTTGGTTTTGTTCCTGTCCATTCGTAATATAGTACATAATTTTGATTTGCGCCTCTTGTAGTGGACTTGTTTGTTCCACTAGAGTCATCAGCATATACGACTAATACACCTTCTGAAGTTCCATCGTCTCCATCGGTTATAGTTATAGAAGTACCATCAGAAAAGTTAACAGTAGTAACTCCATTAGAGGTACTTGTACTCGTAACAGTAACAGAGGTTCCATCGTCTCCATCGTCTCCTACAAATTTTACATAAGTGAGTCCTGCAGGCACTACAGTAGGGGCGGAGCCTGTCCATTCATAAAAATTAACATATTCTTGATTTGAATACGTAAAAGTTGCATTTGTACCACTAGCATTATCTGCATAGATAGGTATTACGCCTTGGTTATCGCCATCTTCTCCTATATATTTAACCCAAGTAAGATTAGACACAGGCAGGGTAGGTTTACTATTAGTATACTCATAGTAATTAACATAAGCTAAAGATCCTTGAGTATAACTTTGATTGTCTCCCGAAGAGTTACTAGCATAAATAGGTACCACACCCTTAGTATCGCCATCGTCTCCATCATTAATTGTTATAGAAGTGCCGTCGCTAAAGTTAAGAGTTATTTCTCCTGCTACAGAAGTGTCTTCGGTAACTGTTAACGCATCTGCGTCTAAACCTTGTGGAATAATAGGTACAGACTCAGTATCGACTAATTCAGTATAACTAGAGTCTAAATATAGCTTAGCAGTAATATTTCCAGAAGTATCACTAATTGTTCCGCTACTTACACTAGAAGCTTGGCCTTGGTTACTGTTATTTAATTTCCAATACCCAGAAGTAAATGAAGTAGAGCCGCTTGGAGTTATTTTTGACGCACTAAAAGTAACACTGGTAGGAGACCAAGAAACAGGATCACTATTTGGATCATAGACAACGGCAGCTTGTGAAGGCGTAATGCGGTAAGAAACTCCATCCTCTCCATCCTCTCCATTTGCAACTTTTGTAACTGTAAAGTTTACACTTCTTGAAGCAGCTCCCGCATAGTTACCGTTGCTGTTCGCAGTTGCAGTTATCGAAACATTTCCGGATTGAAAAGCGGAAGAAAGATCGGTAACAGTAAAGGTATTTCCACTAGTAGTTACAGTGATACCAGTATCGGCAGTTGCGCTAAAACTCCAGTGACTACTTATATCACTACCGCCTTGAAAAACTTTCGCAGTTGTAGTAATATTTAATTCATTTAGCTCAGTGCTCGAAGTAGCCGCTCCAACAGTTTCTGCGTCATTTGTTAGTTCAAGAGTTATTCCATCTTCTACAAATTGAGCCACAAGAGCAGCATCTGACCATTCTGAATCCAGAATATCATCTTCATTATCTGTACTAATTGCTGCTGCTGTTCTCTTCCAGATATAACGCTGACTTCTTGAAGGGCTGGGCTGGCTTGTTAGCCAACTATTTCTATTTGAAGTAGACAAAGAGCCATCAGCAAAAGTATAAGTTAGAGTCCCTGAAGGAACATCTGTTGTCATTGTACTGCTGCTTGTTTGCTTAAATATTTCTACAACGGCAGAATTAAAACCATTGGCGCCTGTAAAAGGTACTGCATTGGTCCATTCATTATACGAAATAAAATCAAAATCACCAGTACCATTTCCAGTTGCTGCAACTACATAAACGATTTGATTCCCAGTAGCAGCAGAGGCGGCACTTGTTAAACTGCTGTACCATACAGTACCGCTAGTACCACCATCATAGTATTCTTCTCCGTCAAATACAGGGGCGGGAGGGTTAGAATCATCATTTCCACTTGTACTAATTTGTCCGGTAGAAAGATCTACTTTAACTTTTGGAAAGCCAGCACTCGGACTACTTGGAACATTATTACTATTTGTATCTGCCGGCCCTGGAGCGTACAAATACACCAAACTTGCAGAAGAGCCTACAGTTCCATTTTTTACTAAAGAAAATGTTTGAACTACAGAGAGAGTGGCCGCTTCCTCTCCATATTGAGGAATTGAAATATTATAAGTTATTGCTTCTGTTGTCTCAAATCCATTAGCTCCCAAAGCGCCTTTAAAAGTATGATCAGCAATTGTTGCTACTATAGTTTCATCACTTAATGTTGTAGCAGTTATACCTCCTACAGTTATTCCTTGTGTTCCATTATAATCCTCTGTTGTGGAGGTTGAAGTAATTGTCCATTGTCCTTCGACAGGACCAGAAGCTACATAATTTAATGGTATTCCTGCTTGAAAAACTTTTAAAGTTCCACCAGATCGAAGGGTAGTTCCATTACTTTCTTCAATTACATTTCCGTCTGCATCACAAGCAATTACATGGCTATCATTTGTAAAACTTACACTAATACCTCCGGCGCCTCGACGAAATGCAATAATATTATCTACATCTTTTGCATCAATATCATTCTCAGGGGGTTCATTTGTATTGTCTCCAGAAGTAGGAACATTTGCAGTCCAATTTTCAGGTTTTTCTGCAACTTCTACTACTACTGTCTTGCTTCCACCATTTACACCGCCCCATGTAAAATTAGGACTAGTTCCTAACTCGGTGGGAACATCGAAATTTATAGTTGCAATATTACTTGCACCGGGGTCAAACCATTCAGCTCCAGGATAAGTAGTAGCATCTTTTATTAATGCAGTTCCTGCAACTTTAAATCTAAAGATTGGATCGGTAAAACCATTCGAAGCAGTTGCAGTAAGAGTAATATCTCCGTCACTACTTCCAGTATAGCTTGGATTCTTACCTCTTTCATTGTAGACAATATCATACGCTTCTAATTCAAGAAATACACTCTTAGTTCCTTCCCCTACGGCAACATCTCCGACTCGTGGAATAGTTATAGAGTCTGTTACAGACTTATTAGAATCACCTGGATCATCTTTCTCATGAACAGTAACATAAATATCTATTTGATTACCGCCAGAGTAGGGAATAGTTTCAAGCCCATCCCAAATTTCTTTTTCGTATTTATATAATCCTGAATTAGGATCTTGAAAAGCCGTATCCTCAGCAGCAAAAACATCATTACCATCTCCATCTATAGGAGCTGTAGAAGGATCTCCATAAGTTAGTTTAAATTGAGGGCTATCAAACCCCAAAGCAACTGCAGAAATATTAAGAGCTTCCGGTGCAAGAACAAGTTCTTCATCTACATTATATTGTAAAAAGGCAACATTTGTATCAATAATAACATCTCGATTCCCCCTAAGAGTCGGATCAAGAGTTAAAAAGTTTTGAAAATTAAAGGCGCCTCTTCCATTATTTCCTACAGTAATTTGCCCTATAATTACATCATTGCGAAACTCTGGAGCGTATTTTTGAACATAAGCTGTTGTTCCCGAAGAAATTGCTGTTTCTGCTTTCCTATCGAGGTACATTACAGTGTCACTCTCAATATAAGCAACTCTAGCCGCAAAAGAACTAGAAAATCTTAATTTATTAAGATTATTTAAGTAAGAAAAATAAGTCCCAGTACCAGTTACTTTATTACTTCCGGCTTCAATTTCTACGGTGCCAGAACTAGAACTAGAACTAGGTCTGGGTAATTCTTTCCAGTATTTTTGAAGATCCGTAGTATTGTCTTCATTCATTGCTTCATGAAGGTCGTACCAATAAAAAATATTTAAATCTTCGTCAAATCTTGCATTTATAAGTTTAAGAGCAAAAGTATCTAATCCATAATCATATTTGTCTAAAACTACATAAGCTATTCTAGTTCCATTTCCTGTCGTTGTTCCAGTCCAATTCTCGCTTCTAATTATATTTACATCAAAAGTATAATTAGAAGAAAAAGTAACACTATTAGCTCTTCTAAATCTACTTGGAGCTACAACAGTACTTACAGGTAGTCTGAATTTAAAAATACCTCCTCTATGATCTAGCCAAGTTGTTAAGTCTTCTGCATCTCCGCCATCTGATTCACTCGGAAGATACTTATACTCACCTTGAGTATTGAGAACAATATCTCCCGTTCTATAGCCTTCATCATTACTAATAGAGTCATAAGCACCTAATGCGGAATCAAAGTCTCCTCTAAATAGTCCGGAATTAGAGTTCGTTTCATTTGTTATAAAAGGAAACTGAGAGGCAAGACCTTCAAGCTGTATGCCTTTATTTCTACTTACATTATCATCAAACGGGTCATCTACTATATATTTTGTTGAAGTCCACGCAGATTTTTTCTGAGAAACAGATATTGCTCTGACTCTAAAAGTAAAAGTACCGTTTGGTACATCCCGAATAGAAAGAGTTCTATTAGTACTGTTTACCGTAAATATATTTTGTCTGTCGGGTAGAGTATGTAATACTTCAAAACTATCTAAAAATCTATTTGTAGGAATACCATTAGAATCAAATTCTGGATAATCCCATGCAACTATAAGTTCCTCATTAGGCCTAGAAGCATTAGAGTTTTGTAGTATAAATACATCTGTAGGCGCTTGAATAATTTCGCTTTCAACTGGGTATACGTCTTCTGGAATATCTAAAATTGAATCAGGGTCATCTACAAAAGAATATTTACTATTATAGTGTTCTACTGCGGAAATACTATAAACATTGTTTTCTTCTTGGGCTATTCCTAAAATTTTATATAAGTCTGGAGAACCTGTAGTTTGATTACCATCATATATTTCTTCTAGCATCCATACGGAGCTAGAAGTAGGAGTTACTTCAAAAGTGTCTGATACAGTAATTCTTGCATTTCCAGAAGCAGATCCATTATCATACGAAGATACACTTTTACTTTCAACAAAAGAGTCTTTTTTCCAAGAAAGTTCTATCGGACGGTAAGTGCCACTATCATTATAGAAAGCATTACTTGCTCTTGCTTCTGTATTTATTTCTACAGAAGTATATGAGCTATTTTCATAAACATACAAATTTGTAGTTATTCTTTTACCTCTAGAGTATTCCGTTCCTCCAAGGGTTATTTCTCCATTTGAATCTAAATCAAGAGTGTCCTCTCCTATATAAAAAGCGGCAGGTTCTGTTATAAGAACATTAAGATTATAGCTATAGTCGGAATCAGAAGTATTTAAATTTAGTGGACGATCTACGGTTATTACAGTTCCACTACTATCTACTTCTGCAATTCTACCACTAAGAGTGGCTCCGTATCTTGCAGAATCTTGTACTTCTATTATATCTCCAGGTTTAAGAAATAAGCCCTCAAAAGATGTTTTAAAAGAAACAATCTCAGTTTGTTCTTGAGCAGTAAATAATTTCCATTTTCCATATCTGCGAGCCTGACCCTCAGAAGTGCACCCAAAAGCAACTGCTTCTTCTTTTATAATACGACCAGATTCTATAATATTTTGTCTATCTTCTACAATAAGAGCGGTAGGCTCATATCCTATTTCTGGATTATTCCAAGTTACTATAACTTGATTAGTTCTGGTTTTTTGTCCAGTGCTTTCATACGCAAAAGTACCCTCAATAACATTTGCCCGAGAAAAACTATAAACTGGGTCTCCAGGAGCATCAAGTATTGTGCTCATCTTACCATCCATCCAGTACACTAAAGATGTAAAGATTGTGGCCATGTCTTTTACAACTTTATAAACATCAGTAGCTTTAGATAGGTATAAGTTTGCAGTAAATCGAGGTTCAAACCCTCCTTTACCATCTGGTACTAATTCATCACAATATTTAGACACTCTATATAAAGAATATATATCTATATCTGATAAACTTACCCAGTCTCCTGCCCCAAATCTATTATTTGTAATAATATCTAAAAATATCCAGACAGGATTATCTGTATAGTATAGTTCTGTACTAAATGAGCCACTCCAAAAGTCTGGATAGATAGGCACAGTATAAGGTGAACTAACCCCGTTTAATGTTTTAGATTGAGTAGCAGTACTATATTCTCTGGGTAAGTATCCAGAAGGAACTTTTACTTTCATTCCACGAATTTCATAGCTTCTTTTTGGAACGCTAGTGTATTCCCTTGAATCTAAGAATAGGCCCGCGTGGGCAGTATAAGGATAGGAAAATTTATCAGTATTTATTGCAACTATATTAGAGATATTACTAGTAGAATCTCCTTGATCAGTATCCCAAGCTTCAGCAGCATCTCCACCTCCTTGGGCAATCCCCACACCTTTATGCCGACTTAAACGAAAAATTCTTATTTTAAAATCTACAAAGGGTTTAATTATCGACAAGTCAATATAATGCTCAAAGGAAATTGCACCATTATCATTTCCTGCGTGTTGTATAATACCTACTGAAGTTCCGTCAGCGGAAGTAAAAGCATGTTTATAGGCTTCGAATCCTGTAGCCCCTGGAGCTTTTCTTGCTATTTGAATTAAATAATGGGCATAATTAGTAGTGTCATCACCATTATCTTTTCTTATGGACTGCAATCGTGGATAGGCTATTGAGATTCTAACTTCATCTAAAGTTGGAACCACGGAATTAAGATCCCCAAAAATACTGGCAGAAAATTCAATAGGAGATATGGCACCTTCAGTATTAATATTTTGACTTTCTGGATAACCGTCTATTCCGAAATCTTTGAAGGCTATGTCATTTCTATCTAATATATCATCAGGATTTTCGGTATTCCATACACTATAATTAATCTGTTTAAGCTGTGTAGTCGGAAGAGTATTAAGCTGTCCTGTGTAAGAGGTACCTCCTCCAACACCATTTAACTCAACAATAGGATCTTGAAAAGTACTTCCACCTCTAAACTGAGCCACAAAATTATTGGAAGAAGATGGATTTTCAGCCTCAAAATCATCAGGACTAGGTGCAGTAGCTCCTGTTATTGTAAAACTAAACTCTGCAGGATCTGATGTACTCGGAGAGTAGAATCCAAGCATCCAAGGGGCCTGTTCAAGAGTAATAATATTATTAATACTGTCTATCTGTGATATTTTTACGTTTTCTAATACTTGTACTTTGTAATTAATATTATTATTTACTAGCCATATATCTCTATCATTATAGTGTTTTATATAAGGTATAAATATTAATGAGGTTCCGGATACTTTTCCCTCCCCTACAGACATAACTTCATTTGTATTCGGATTGGCTAATACTATAAATCTATTAGTTATATCTGTCGGGGTTTCTACTTCAAATATGTAGTTTCCTGCATCGGGAGTACCACTACTAAAAGTTACTCCAGTTACAGAACCATTGCTCACAGTCGTAGTAGCAGTTATTGAAGTAATAACTTCATAAGTAAGTGGACTAGCAGAAGTTCGTCTTTTAATAACAACTCCCGGGGCGCTTGTGTACCCCGAGCCGGAAGAAGCCACACTAGTAGTAAAAGTGCCGGAACCATTATAATAGATTCCTGTTAATGTCGCACTTTCTTTCGCCGTAACATGATAGTCACTAAAATTAGTACTACCAGTAATTGTAATAGTACCATTACTATTATATTGTGCACTGCTTTTTGTTATTCCTTCATCTCTTAATACTAAAAAATTATCATTTTTTGGAGTACCAGAAAAATTTGATGGAATATTTGGAAAAGTGACTGCTCCAGTTAAGTCGTTACTACTAGTAAATTTAATTTTACCTTCAGTAGGAGTCCATGGAGCATCTGGATCGAGATCTTTAACTCTATTTCCATTTAAGAATATGGAGGATTCTCCATATAAAAGCCCGTCTATAGGGCCTTCACAAATTGCATCATGAATAAATATATGCTGCTGATTACTTTTTACAGGCGTGACCATTTATATATTCCTATTTATTACCTAAGCACATACTGCGAATAATATGTTAAACTTCCTGGCGTATAAGGATAGCCCCCGTTATAGTAGTAATTACTAAAAACGTTTTCTTTATTTCGTAATTCAAATCCTATAGGCCTTCCAGGGACTCTAAGCTGTCCATAAACTACTGGTACAGGGTCGCCTTCTAAGACTGTTTGCTCAGACCCTTGAAATAAATAAGAATTTTCCGCAGCATTTTCAGGTATATCCAATGAAGGATCTGGAGCCATAATTTGTTGAAGTCCTGTTAGGGCTAAATTTACTGCTACTCCTAATGCTAAAAGTCCAAGAGTACTTCCAGCAGCATATGCTAATCCTGCGGATAAGCCACTCATTATACCGCCGCCAAAAGCGCCCCCAGCTAAAGCTGTATTAGCCCCTAAAGCAATAGCGCCCCCAACAGCTACTAAAGCTACAATAGCTATTGCTGCCAATATTTTTCCTAAACCACTTTTTGAGCCTGCGGGCTGAGGAGATATAAAAATATCTCCTTCTCCTATTTTTAATAGCATTTCTTCTTCATCATCTAGTCCTTTATCTCCTACTTGACAGAGAAATCCTATATTTTTTTCGTGACACTCAATAAGATATTGTCGAAGCTCGGGAAAATTACAATTTAAGCATCTCCATACATCTGCTACAGATTCTGCATAAATTGTAAACTCAGAACCGAATTTTTTTGCTATTGCTCCTTCTAAATATACTTTACGCTCCATATCTATAAACTCCGTCTAAACTTTTTACCCAGAACTCATTTAAAGGTTCTCTACAAGATAATCTATTTTCTGCATGATGAAAAAAATTATTATCTCCAATATAAACACCACAGTGATCTGGAACATCATGCTTTACTTTAAATATAAGAACATCATTTTTTTGTATTTGTTCTAAAGAGACTTTTATTCCCCCCCATTGTTTTATAGTTTCTTCTGAAAAATAATCTAATTCTCTATCCCACCAATTATCTTCAAAAGGTATTCTCGGAGGTATATCAATATTTTGACTCTTTAAGTAATCCCTCATTGCTTCAAAACAGTCTTGTACTCCAAACTTATACTCTCTGCCAATTAACGGATGCGTTTTTTCTTCAGGTTCTACAATATTTAGTTCCATATCAGGGTAACTAAAAATCCAGTATGGAATTCCCAGAGCATTACAATTATTTATATCAGAAACACTAGGCTCATTTGAAGTATCTGGGTGACTATGTACAATTGCAAATATATCGCATTTTTTTACAATATTAAAATAATCTTTGGAGGAGAGAATAAAATCGTCCTCGTCTTCTGCAACATTTGTACAAGGAAACCATTCTTTTTTTCCTTTTACAATTCCAATAACTCCACACGCTTCTCGTGGATATTCTTTTTCGAAATGTTTTTGTATTTCTTCAAGCATTACTTAAACTTACGGCTTCCTGGAAAGCCTCCAAAAGGAAGAGGTATCTCAGTATTTTGATGTGCTGAAAGAATAGTGTCGCCATTTGAATTTTGAGCGGTGCCTTTTGGATGAAATCTTAACTTACAAGCTTGAATTGTTTTACCGCAACTATCATTTGCCTCTGTAGTATTAGCATTATCAATATCAAACCAAGGTCCATGTCCCCAAGTGCCTGGATGGGCAAGATTATCTGCTGAAACAGACTCTTCGACACCGGCATTAGACGGGTCCCCAATTACATAGTATCTTCGACCATTATCTACTACAACATCATTACTAGAATACGATGTGCCTTGGCTAAAATTACCTCTAGTAGTATAAATATCCGACTTCCAAGGACACCCAGACTTTACAGACCCCGCTACTGCTCCTTTATATTCCCAAGGGCAGTATTTACCAATAACATATCTGTTTGGTATTTTTAATCCTTGAACATCTAAAGGATTTGCTAATTCAAACTGAACGATTATGCTGGTTTCTGTAGCTATTCTATCAAGTATAAATCGCTGAGGAGAAAATTCTATCGAGGAGGGAATAGTATCATTTATGTCATAAATTCCGGCTCCGTCTCCAGTTTTTGTCGGGTGATCATAGGGGTACCATCTATCTACTGCAGGAGACCCTGCATCACTTGATTTTACAAATGTATTTTTTAATAAAGTTTTTCTATACTGTACTATAGAGCCAATAACATCTTCATTTTTTACTATATTCAACCCTTTTAATATTGCATCAATATTTGTTTCATTCTCGAAACCGTCACTATTCTCTGGGGTCGTTGCAGAATAGTCTGAAAGACTTCGAGCCATCGAAGCAATATTTGCAATACTAAGAGTAGGTCTAGAAATTGCTCCAGCACTATCTATTGATATTCCTTCAATAGCAATAGGACATGCTAAATATTCTGCCCAAATCCTTGTCCCATTACTTTGCTCATAAGGCATCCATATATTTAAACTATCCGGGTCTAGCCCGTCTATTAAATGTATATCTACGGATTGATTATTCCCATAACTTATTGTAATATCAAATAATTCTATAAAAGCATCGTCTAATGCTGTTTTTTGTACTGTATCTATTAAATCGGTCATGCTGTAGGCTCGTATACTCGTCTAAAAGTTGTCTGAATAGAAACAGCAGAATCATTTACATAAACTAAATTATATCCGTCGCAAGTTACTTTTATAGTTTCTGTAGTTTCTGTTGGAGAAGAAGACTCTACATCTTTAGTATTAGTAACAGTCAAATTAAAATTAAGTCCTGCTTTTAAATCAAAAAAAGCTGCAATTAGATTACCCTCTTTATAATCTCTATTGTTAAAAGACACAGAAATTTGTTCCTGTTTTGTATTTATACCGTTTAAAGCTCTTTGCTCATATCCATCACCAAATTTTGCAGTTAATAATGAGTTACTTATCTGTCTTGAAAAGCCTCTATCAACACTTACTGTAATATCTGCAGTGCCATCAGTAGCTCTCGGAGGAGTTGTAGCTCCTAATATAGAGTTTAAATCAGTATGAGTTATTTTGAATTGATACTGCTTAGACATTATGCAGCTCCATACGGATTAAGTATTCCGCCAGATCTTTTTTGGTTTTGAAGTTCTTTTTGTACCGCAAGTGCAATTGCATTTCCAAGACCCGCTCCTTGATTAGTTGAAGAAGAAGTATTTTGCTGCGCATTTCCATTTGAGTCGACAGTTACATTTACTACAACGTTGTTAGTGCTCCCGGATCCTTTAGTCATTTGTACTGGAATTTCTTTTCCATTAGGAAGAGGTACAACTGCTTCTGTACCGTGAAGAATTGCAGGATATCCTGCTTGTCGTCCTTTTGCAATTCCTCCTCCCGCATATGCTTGTACTTTTTCTGCAACCCCGCCGTAACGCATTGAAGGATCTTGCTCAAATATACCGCCGGTTCTTGCAGGAATTCCTAAAAAAGTTCCGAAAGAAGTACCCCCAAGAGCTGCGGTTAATAGTTTTGCAACAAGAAGTTCTGCAATAACCTTTGCAATTGCTTGCAACATACTTTTTGCCATGCTTGCAAAAGCCTCTTTTGCAGACATAGTTCCTTGAATAAGTCCCTCAAAAGCACTTTGCATACTTGAGGCCAAAGAATCTCCAACTGCATTTCCTAATTGTCCAATTTCAGTTAGATTTCTTTCTGCAATTCGTTTTGATTCAGTTGCCAAAGCTATCGTTTGTTGTAGCTTTCTAATTTGATCTTCATATGCCTCAGGATCTGTCTCTATCAATCCGCCCTTTCCACTATTTGCCTCTTGAAATGCTGATAGTGAATTTTCTGCAAGTATTAATTCTTGCTGTGCTCTTTCCGTAGCGGTCTGTAAACTCGCTTGTCTTCCAACAGCTCCAGGAAGCTGTCTATTTGAAAGCTCTTTAACTGCTATGCTGTTGAGCGCATCTTGTGCGGCATTTTCTATTTTTTGTAACTCTTGTAATGTTTTTAGTAAAGTAGTCGCATCTACGCCTAAAGCGTCATTTAATTCTTTTGTAGCGACTGAAAGCTCATCCACCGACATTGCCGCCCTATCTGCGGGTTTTACTAATTTATCAATCATATCTGATAAAGATCTAGCAGCAGTATCTATGCTTCCACCTCTTAAATCTGTCATTAACTGAGGAAGGCCTTGTCTTATACCGCTTAATCCAGAAAGATATGCTCCAGAAATCACTTGACCTTTTTTCTGATACTCAGCTACTAACCGCTCGAAAAGCTCAGGATCTGCAAAAGCCTCCTCTAAGGAAACTCCATCACCTAATTCTTTTAAAATATCTCGCTGTAGTTTTGGAAATATTGCTAAAGCTCTTCGAATATTATCTTCTGTTAGCGCAAGATCCTCTCTAAATTTTTTCAGCTCTTCATTTTCACTTATACCTGCTAAGCCTGCGTAGCCTGTTTGCCCAGGTACGCTTGTTTTAAGAGAGTTGCCTGCTTCTACTTCTTTTTGTATTCGTTCTTTTAAGTCTGTATAAGCTCGAAGCTGTTCTTGAATATCAATTCCAGATATAAAAGTTGCTTTTTGCTCAAAAGTTTCAAGAGTAGCATTTTCAAAATCGTTAGCTAAAGCTCTAACAAGATCTAGTCTTTGTTTGAATTTCTCATTAATTTCTTCTTGCAAAGCAATTTGTTCTCTTGCTTTGTTATTTTCATCTTCTCTTACTTTAAGCTGTTCTCGACTAGTTCCAAGAGCTTCTAGTGCTTTGTCAGAGTAATTTTCAATATTATCCACTAAAAATTGTAAATCTGCTTTTGGTATTCGTATTTCTAGTCCTAATGCTTCCAATAGTTTATTTGCACCGGCTAATACAAAATTGATAATAGATTCAAAAACTTTTATTACCTTTTTAGCAACAGTTTCTATATTTTTTAAAAAAGTATATGGAGTTTCAGAAAGTTTCAGAAATAATTCATAGGCTGCTTGAATTCCTGCAAGAATAAAAGTTCCTTTCATGGCAAGGCTCATTGCCTTATTAATAGCTCCACCGGCAATTTTAGCTCCTTTCCCTAAGTTTGCAAAAGCCAAGGAAGTAAGTGTTACACTTCCTCTAAGAAGTTTTACGCCACCTACTCCAATTACTGCCATTCCTTTTTTAATTTTTTGTCCTGTAGTAAGACTTGTTCTTCCAAGAGTTTTTAACTCTTTTTCTACTGCTTCTATAGATTCTACTGTTGCTCCTTTGAATGCTTCGGAAGCCGTTTCTCCGGTTTCTTTAATTTCTTCTTTGACTCTTGCTAAATCTTTTCTTAACTTACCTAAGGCTTGAGGGGTTACTTCGATTCCTTCTGCAATTTTTTGTAAAGTTGTGCTTTTTGCACCCTGACCTACAAGATTTTTTGCGGCACTTCTAGCCTTACTAGCTGAATCTTTTGCGGCTTTTAGTAACTTGTCTTCCGCTTCTTTAATTTCTTCGATAACGGGATCCAAGGCTTTTCCAATAAGTTTACCTGTTAAAGACGCGGTTTTACCTACCAATCCCACACTTGAACCTGCAAATGTAAATATAGAGGCTAAAGCCCCTTTTACTCCTTGCGTTAATCCTGTAATATTTACTAATATTAATGCTCCAAGAGCTGTAAATGCTACTGCGGCTGCATCAGCATTTTTATTTATAAAATCTGCTAAAGAGGAAAATAAAGGAAGTACTTTTTCAGTAATTTTTTGCTGTATTTCTTCTAGTGTTTTTAGTAGTGCTTGAAAAACATTGGCATCACTAGTTGATCCAACAGTTTGTCGATTCATCTGTTCGACTGCTTCATTATAAACTGCTTGGCTTCGTTGAGCTTCTGTTAAAGTTTTTACATTTACTCCTAATGCGTCTGCATACTTTCGTGTTGCAGTTTCAAGCCGTAATGTAATTCCTAATTCATCAAGAAGTTCTGGTTCAGCTTTTGAAATACCTCTTACTAAACGATCATATGTATCTTCATAGCTTCTACCCAAACGATTAGATAGTTTTACTGAGCCTTCTGCAAGTTTTTCTAGCTGTGAAGATGAAAACCCTTTTGCTGCTCCAATTGCAGCAGATTGAGCAGCTTCTTGAAATCCTAACATTCCTTGAGAAGCTTGCTGTAGTCTAGTTGTTATAGTATTAACTGCTGCACCTGTAGATTGCGAGTAGGCAACTTGAGATTTTCTTAAATTCTCTAAATCTGCCGCTCTTTTCAGAAAGTTAAATGCAGCACTTAAAGCAAAAATTTGTGCAGCAAAAGCAGCATATGCAGGCACAAGACCTCCTGAGATGCCTTGTGCCATTTTTGAAAAGTTTTTAGTAGAATTTGCAGAGGCTTGAGCAGTTCCTTTAAGCTGGCGATCAGTGCTTCTCGCAGACTTAGCAGTAGAATCTAGTGCCACGCCTAATTTTTTAGCGTCAACAGCAACACGTTTTGTAGTACCTTTATCGTCTACAATTACGTCAATCATTACCTTATTTTTTGCCATTAGCCACGCACATTATGGGTGTAATTTTTTCCACCTCCTGCAGACTTATTCTTTCTCTCTTCTGCTTTTCGTTTTCTATCTGCTTCTTCTGCTCTATATTTCATAACTACTCCTTCCCATAATTTCATAATAAAAAATATATCTTTTGTATTACTTATTTTGTGTAGTTTAAAAATATATTCACAAGATGACCAGTCTTTCCCTAAGTAAGTTCCTGACATTCCATCCCATTTATCGGATAGTAAGCTGAATACAAAAAATGCCACTTGAACTTCCTCTGGAAACTCAGAAGAATCGAGCGGCATTCTAGATGGGTCTGGATCTTGTCCTAACTGTTCACAAATTTTTAGATACTTTTCAACATCTACATTAGAAGATGCCTCTTTTACATATCTTTCAAGTAGATGAAGAAGCTCTTCTACTTGTTGCTGGTAAAATTTTCGAGGTCACCTACTGTTTCTGTTACCCAAGTATCAAAATTGTTTGCATTCTTCATTAGAAGTTCTGCATTATCTTTTGTATAAGGCAGTTCATCATCGGGGTCAAGATTAGAAACATCTACCAAAAGAAGCTCTTCTAGGTATCGAAATTTTAATCCCTTCCAGCCTTTAATTACTGCTGCACAATACTCTACTAAAAATTTATCATCATCTATCTCTTCTTCAGGCTGTCTTGTTTTTCTATTAAATTTAGTGCTTAAACAACGCTTGCGAAGATTCAAAAGCTCTTCTCGAGCTAAATGGCATAAATTGACTGTAAATCCTTCGTATCCAGGAAAATCAATTGCTACTGTTTTACTTGGAGTCATAAGACTCGCGAGAGAGATAGGCTCTTTTTTGTCTGTCATAGTTAGTCCTTAAAGGGTTTTATTGATTTATACCACATATTATATCGAAGGGAAGGAAAAATGTCAAGAATTATTTTTAACACCTGGAAAGAAAAAACCCGCCGAAGCGGGTTTAGTAAAAAGTATTATTATATTAAGGATAAGTCTCTTGATTTGCAGAAGCTGTATCACCAAAATAAGTAAGTACAAGCTCGTCGGCTTTATCAA